TTTCGACCTTAGCTTTAGACCTTGCTGCTCTTGCATCCTGCCCCTCAACCGGTTTGTTGTACTGAACCTCTACAGCGGACTCATCATCATGTGCAGCTGCAGTTGAACCGGCATATCCTCTTGTGATATTTGCGATAAGTGTATCAGTATCAAACGCTGTAATAAGCACAAGCTCATCGTCAATCTTTACAATCTGATCTTTTCTAAACGGCTCAGCGGCTTTTACCGTCATCGTTGCTGTGTTATCGGCTGCGATTGCTTCATCGAGTGTAGAAGCCATAAGGAACATCTCGTCTTCATACCACGTATGCTTTGTGGCAATTGCTTTTTCGTCTGAAAATCCCAAAAGTGAAATCATTGGGATAGTTTCGGCTGAAAGCATAAGAATCTGGTCTGATACGCTTTCTCTTACGCCTACAAGATCGGTTGTTAATAGTGTGGCCATTTAAATCTCCGTTAAAGTTATTTTTTGGTTTTGTTTTTCTGCATTTTGAACTCCCTCTCAGCTTTTGAGAATTTAGCAATGTCTTTTGCCTTTCCACTCTTTTTGCCGATTTCATAGAGTTCTTTTAGCTTTGCATCTGTCCACTCAGTTGTTGAATTACTGTTACTTTGTGCTGGGGTATAACTACTTTTTTTAAGCTCTTCAGCGACACGACTTTTAACTATTCCTGCAAAGAGTTCATCAACACCATCAAGCTCTACTTTTGCAGAATCTTTGATTTTGTCAATGTCGTCTCCGGTAAAGTCGATGTTGTTGAGTACCTTCATTGCAAGTTTAATCGGTATGCCTTTTTCTGTGGCGTAAGTAGAAGCAAAAATAGAAACTTTGTCCTTTTTGCTATCCGCTTCATACTTTGCCATTCTTTCACGCATATCACGATTTGATTTCTCAACCGGGCTTTCCTTTCCTTTCCGCTCGAATTCTTCAGTAAGGGCTTTCTTCTGGTCTTCGAGTTTCTTTTTCATGGTCCCTGCTTCGTAAGTTGCAAGCGCATCCGTTACCCTGCGATCTGACATAGATCCAAGAAATTTCTTGTACTCTTCATCATCCTTTTTGCTGTCAATGTGTGATTTTACCAAATCCAAGTTTAATTCGGGAACTATTCCTAATTCGCCAGCTTTACCCTTGAGATAAGTTTTCACGTCTTCATTTTCTTTGCTTAATTCAAGCTCTGCAATAAGTTCCGGTGCTGTTAAAGCCATTGTCAACCTCCCTTTTTGCCCTTACAGTTCAAAGCCCTGCAAGTTCAAAGTTATAAAATAAACAGACATCCGCTCAACTAAGCGGTCATCTTCTTCCATTCAGTATAAGTAATATCTCCATCAATTGCAACACTTCTTCCAGTTTTTACGTCTCTGGCGACCCTCTCAGAGTATTTATCGTCAATATAAGGAACTGCATCGCATCGGCAATTTGGGTGCATAGGATAGTAATTAACGCCCGGTGCGGCATCTTTAACAGGGAATATTTCTCCATCAAGTGAGCCGTCAATCTCAGCAGTCCTATCATCCAGTGTTGCAAAATATTGATACTTTTCAACTCCCATTTCATTATAAGCGTCAAGATCAGATTGTCCTATCACATAAGATGTTTCAGTTCTGACGAGCCTTGTAGCGTTTTTCATTGCCGTACTTGTTTTGGTCGCTATCCTTTTTGACATCTTTTGTATGGAGTCGCCGGCCATTGAACCTTTTATCAGTTCTTGCTTAATTGTTCTTGATAGGTTGTCAACATTGCCCCAGATGGATTCTGATAGGCCGCTTCCTGTTATCGGCATGGGTGCTTGTATGATCTTCTTAATCTGTGCTTCATCTATCTGAGCGAAAGAAGAAGTGTAACCGGTTCCTTTATTCACTTCATAAATCGATCTTGAGAAATTATCTTGATATATTCCTACAAGTGATTTTTCCATAACTTCACTTTGATACCCACCAAGTTCAGACAGTCTGAAATTAATATTCGTGTTCAGTGCTTCAAGTCTTGTAATTCTTTTTCTTGTTGCGATCGCTTTATACTGCTGATATGCGGTAGGATCTCCAGTCTCAATCCAAGTATCTTTTAATTTCGCTATCTTACTTTGAAATGCTGAAACCTCTTTGCTGTTCAAATACTGGGTTGCATCCGTGTAGGTCATCCCAGCTTTTCCTGCATATCTTCCATAAAGTTTTTCTATCTCACCTGTTATGTCAACCTGAGCGTTGCTGTATTCTTTGATTAATCGTTTATTGACTGTATCGGCTTTCGACCAGTGCGGGGCAATTCTGACCGCTCTTCTTTCCTGCCAGTATTCACTATTCCCTATATTCTTTAATTTTACTTCCATTACTCAACCGGAGTGGTGCCGAAAAGTTCCTGCTGTTCTTTGAGATATTTCTTATAAAGTGCTTCCGGATCTTTAACAAATGGCATCAACGCCATAGCTTCCTCAACTGGATATCCTGCTTCTCTTAGCTTTTTGAATGTCTCAGCAAGATCAGATATATTTATCGGTAACGATCTGGAAAAAGTGAATGACATTTTAAGGTAATCAATATCAGATCCGGTCTTTGAAATAACTCTTGACAATAGCCTCCACTGTCTTTTTAAACTCTTCACCATTTTCCTTTCAAAAACTACGCACTTCGCTTCTAAAGCAAGCATCCTTATGAATATAGCCATCTGTGTCAATTGTCCGTACAGGGCTTTATCAGTGAAATCAACATGACCAGCAAATCTGCATATATTACTTTTAAGCTCATCCCTCATATCTTTTATAACTTCAATGTCCACTTCCTTTGCCAAGAATGAAACAGAACAACCTTCTGGAACATTTATACAGCCTGATTTTTTTGCTTCTTTTCTTGTCTCAGTTGAAAACTTAGCACCCTGAGATATCATATAGGCCTGAGCCCATTGCTTCAGTTCTGTAGACTCATCAGAGAATCCAAAATCGTAATCATCTATCAGAGTGAGAACTTTCTCAGCATCACCTAAACGCTCTTTATTGTTCGGGAATTCTATTAATGGAACATCATCAAAAAAGTTAGGTATCGTTGTCGAGGCTACAAGATTGTTTTCCACTAGATAAGTATCTAGGACAAAAGCACCGCCAGCACTCTCTTCAATATAAAAGGTGATCTCTTCTTTCGTATAATGTTCAACAGCAACAAGATCAGTGTCCTTTCCATCAACTTTTCTGGTCTCAGTGTAATATCTCAACGCCTCAACTATTTCATTTCCTGTTCTGCTGGTTGTTATCGTAATAATTTCCCATGGATCAACATTCATAACAGAGGCTTCGCCATCTTCATCAAGATATAACAGACGGTAGGACACTCCGCATATAGCAGACATCTTGACAGTCTCGGCATCTATATCAGGCATATCGCACTTTTCCAGTACATACTTGAGATCTGACTTGACTTTTTCTATGTTCTCATGGTCATCGGCAACAGAATATTTTATCGGAATCGCTCCCATATACCCTGTTTTCGTGTCGACAATCTCTGAAAAGAAATCATTATTCAATCTGGTCACTACGTCCGTGTCAATATAATCCGGCAATGTCCGGGTCTGTATCGGCACTGCTGTAATTTTATAACGATTATACAACGCTTTCAACGCCTCTGCATTTGCCGAGTTGTCACTGATATAACTTTTTATTGTCGCACTGTCCATGATCTATCTCCTCTAAAGTCCGCTTTTAAAATAGCACCGATTTATTTTAATGTCAAATTCTAGTATCTGCTGTAATTTCCTTTATCACTTCAGTTTTTCCAAATTTGGTGTATAAAGCGTACCGGCAAGCATCCATAATGTCGTCCCAAAGTTTTATAGGCTCTTCTTTCACACCAGTTTCACGCCAGCGGTATTGATACAGCTCTTCAGTGAATAGCTTGATGCACCTTTCAGAGATTAACAGCTCGCCCTTTTTCAGCATTGAATACATTTTATCGATTCCTTCAATGACCGATTTATCAGCATTTATCCCGTTAAACTTGAGGACATATTCAGGACGTGCAGAGTCACAATAAAACTGTGTGCATAGATGTTTAGCTTGAATTCTCTTCTTCTCAGTAACCCACCAATCGATATCTTTTTCAGTCTCTTTTATAATATCAAGCAAGATCACTTTTTCTTTCCTAATACCAAACAAACAGATAACTCCTGGATGTTTAAAACCCCAATCCACACCGCTGAAGAATTCAGAGATCTCATTCATTGGAGGATGCTCACACGTCATTTGTGACTCTATAAAACAATCGTAGACAATACCTTCTCTGGCCACCCACAGTCCTTTAACTGCTCGATCAGTGGCGACACCTTCGGGGGTATTCTTTTTAAGCGATTCAACATACTCTTCAGATAAGCCACCACCGTTTTTTATAAGATTATGTTCTATTTGAAAGTGGTAAGCCTTTATGTGCATCTTGCCACTGCTCAGCCTTTCGCCTGACCTGTTTATGTAGTTTAACTTGACATTGTGATTTGGGTTGTCAGGGTTAGTTTCCCAGAATATTCTAAATCCATCGCCAGAACACCTTGCCAAACCTTCATTAACTGAATTCATGTGTGAAAGTGTAATCTCATTTCCATACCATCCATAAGCAGTCATTCCACGCATAGCTTTATAGCTGTTTGCGTTGTTTGTTCCAAAACACAATATTCTATTCCCAAAAAGCTCAAATGAATTATTTGCATCAAGTTTCGTATCTATTCCATAAGATGCCTCAAGATCGTCAAGCACATTTTTCCGTAAACTTGGAATGGTAAATCCTGTCATTATGAAATTAATGCCACGACCCCTGAACTTAGCAATGTGCTTTAACCATAATATTTGATCTGCAAGAAAGGTTTTGCCGGATCTGACTGAACCGTGGAGAATGGAAACTATCGGATCATTCTCTTCAATATCAAGGAATACTTCTTTCTGTCTTATTGATAATTTGTCTAGGACTGAATCTCTAGCTTTTGCCATTTAGATTCTCAAAGAAGTCGGCAACTGGGTCAACTTTTATATTTATATCCTGTTTGTCCCTCCAATCATCAGGCATTCTATTTTTTAACCAGAATATGCAAGCCGTCACATCTGGAACAACTTCTTTAACAACTTCCTTTATTTCCTTTCCTATTATGTTTCCTTCCACGTCTGTCTTAGCTGATTTGGTTGTTTCTTTATAGCTATATCCCAACGCCCTTTTAAGTAAAGAACTCTGGACTTCTTCATCAATAGGGGCTTTCCCTCTTTTTAAAGCCTCGGAAAACTCAGGATATTTTTTAATATATTCATAGAAAGTATCCTCTGATATACCCAAAGATTTAGCCATATTCTTGTCTATCATTCCTTTCTTAGCCATAGCCTCGACTTTAGCAGGAAACGTTTTGTTGTATTTAGTTTTAGCCATTTTAAAACCCCTTTATATTATCGTAAAAATCAAAGTAAAAATCAAATATATCCTTTCCTATAGTTATACATCCGTTTTCAGTTCTAGGGTTTGTGTTTATGTTTGCACTTGTTTCAATGCCAAAGTGGAATTTCTTTCCATATCCTGCGAACGTCTTTGAGTGGTTTTTGAATATTATTATCTTACCGCCTGTACTTTCTGCTATCTCTTTTAGTTTTATGTATTCAGTGCCGTAACTTCCTTTGAATATTTCACCTACATAAGCATCTAGTTTTTTTATCTTTCCTTTTTCTACCCACTCTTTTAACTGTAAAACATCGTCAATAGCCATACACCACGTTGACAACATACAATAATCAAGATCCTGTTGTCTTAGAACTACTTTCAAATAACTCAAGCCGTCAACGTCACCACCACTTAGACAATGATAGCTTTCACCGTCCTTAAAATTTGTTCCTACCACGTCCATTAATTGAGTTTCAGAAAAAGCCCTTCTGTATATATTCTTTTGTTTTCTCATCATACACTTGACATTTAAAGTTCTATTTACAGTTCCGCTTTTGACTGTTCCTATTATCTTTTCTTGTTTGGGTTTGTTGGTGCCTATATTGTTAAAATCAAAGTTTAGAAGCTCGTCAGTCATCTTGTACCTCCAAGTCAAGTTTATGGTCTTAATTTATTTTGTCAAGTTAGGGGAATTAAAAAGATTATGCGGTACGAATATTTCTTATTTCGCCTTCAAGATACTCAAGAGCGTTTTTATATGAATGGTAAAGGAAACTTGATCCGCCTTTTGTTCTGATATATTTCCTCATCATTTTCTTGAGGAACGGCACTTCTGAAACGCTGTATTCTGTTGTGTCATCTTCTGGGGCGTTAATCGGAGCGACCATTCCAGCACCAACACAGTTTTCATTCCATATTTTAACTTCTTCGCCTTCATCCTGTTCAATTACGTTAATAATTTTGTCTTTTTCATCGCAACAATCTGTACAACAATTTTGAACCTCACCATTTTCGAGGTCTACAACATAAATTGTATCAGGGTTTCTTTTTCCACATACATCACATTTTCTCATAATCATCTCCTTACTTTACGTTATTAATTATTTTCTGGACTTCTTTAAGCTCAGATACATCAGCTATTTTTGCAAGTCTATCGAGACTTTTTACATTGAATTTTCTAACGAGGAATTTTATATCAAATTCAGCATCATCAGCTTTCTGCCAGTTACAATTCTGACAATGTTGAATAAGTGCATAGGCTTTAAGTTCAAGAAGAGCTTGAGGACTGGCAATATCATTTCCCTTTTCAGCTTCATATATTTCCATGAAAAAAGAAGATCCGCAAGCA